TTTGAAAAGAGTTATATTATTTTAGATGAAGCACAAAACGCATCACCACAACAATTGAAAACACTAATTACTCGTATTTCAGATGATGCTAAATTAATCATTGAAGGTGACCTTTCTCAATGTGATAAATACAAAAACAATGGGTCACCTGCTTATACAAAAAGTGGATTCTTTGATGTGTGGAAACGATTAGGTAAACTAAAAGGAGTTTATCAGATAGAATTTACAAAAGAAGATTGTATTCGTTCTGGTATCGTTAAAAGAGTATTAGAAAGATATGAATTAGAGGAGCAGATTTTATTAGGTGAAAATAACCAATATGAGCTAGATTTCAGCTTCAACCCGTTTCCGGATGAGGAAGTGGTTGAAAATGAGGTAGTTATAACTAATTGATTTTTAATGACTTATAAATAGGGGACGTAACTTGTTGATTTTCAATGAGTTATTCCCCTTTTTTTATTTGGTAATATCAGGTATTTTTCGTATCTTTACTATATAAAGAAACATAAGATATGTCACAAAAAAAGATTGTATGGATTGATATGGACGGTGTATTGGTAGATTTTGCCGGACACGTTGAAGAAACTATATCAAAGAATGAATTTCTCAAAAATATATACAAAGGTAGGTATGACCATATACCTGGTATATTCAGAAACCCAAAACCAGTTGAAGGAGCTATTGAAGCTATTAACAAATTAGCAGAAAGTGGTAAGTATCAATTGTATATCGCTACCGCGGCACCTTGGGGTAACCCGATGGCGGCTATGGATAAACGATTTTGGATTGAAGAACACTTCGGTAGATTGTTCCATAAAAAAATGGCAATCACTCACCTTAAAGGAATGTTAATTGGTGATTACCTTATCGATGATAGAACAGCAAATGGTGCCGGCGAATTCAAAGGTGAATTATTAAGATTTGGATGGGCGTACGAAACTAAAACTTGGAATGAATACCCGAATTGGGATTCTATACTTAAAAAACTTCTATAATGAAAAAACTATTAACCCCTATCGTTTGTTTATTATTTATTGCGTGTGAAAAGACCGTTGTAACGGAGATACCAAAAAGTTATGAACTTACTATTGATTCCGTTCTTACACAGGATGGAACTCGTTCTTTGTATAAAGATAGTAACGGATTTTATCATTTAAAAATGACTGTAAATGGAGCTCAACAATTCCATAGAATAACTGGTAAAATATTGGTGAATGGTAAAGAACCAATACCGAATCAAAAAGTAGATTGGGAAAGTAATATGTATTGGATTTTAAGGAGAGGTGATACCGTTGCAACAATTACACAAGCCTATGTAAATTATTTTACAGGTCAGTTCACAATTGTAAATCTACCACCACTTATTTCATCAAAAGATGAATTGGTAACAACAATTAATAAAGCATCTTATAGTGGTAAAGGTGGAGAGATAAATACAATTATTGCTCCTATAAAAGAGATGGTAGGTGATACGATGATTGTAAGGGCACGTAATTTCGAATCCAATAAATTTTTTATTACAAAAATAGTATTAGAATAATGAGAAAGAAAGAAGTTAAACTACCAATGACACCTATAACCGAAGATACGTTTATAAGGCAGGGTTGGAAAAAAATTGAAGCAGGCGATGGTATGGATGAAAGTGGAAATGATGAAGATGGGCATTATTATTGGGCTATTTCTATTCCAAAATATAGAGATGATGAATTTGCTCCCGTATTAATATCCAATTCTTCCGATGAACAATTGATACTAAAAGAAATAGGATTAAAACCAGGACAATTTTTTATAGAATTAGGTGATATGGATGGGCTAGGATTTTGTAGTAGTGAAGAAGAATTAGATATACTCTATTCAGCCCTTTGTGGAGAAGATATTGAAGAAAATTTGGAAATTCAAGAATAAAAACGTATATTTGTATTATGAAAAGTTACACAGAAAAACAATTAGAAGAAAATTACGAAAAGTTTTTAAACCTTGTTCGTAAGGCATGTAGTTCTAATCCTGAAAGATTAGAAAAGTTATTAAAGATGTATTCAATGGATGAATTAGGTCCAAATTTGATTATATCACCTGCAAGTGGTAATCTTAACTACCACAATGCATATGAAGGTGGTTATATTGACCACGTTATGAATGTTTGCAAAAACGCACTTCGTATGAAAAAATTATATGAAGAAGCTGGTGGTTCAATTGATTTCACCGATGAGCAATTATTATTTGCAGCACTTCATCATGATTTGGGTAAGTTGGGTATTAAAGATGAGTTACATTATGTACCAAACGATTCAAAGTGGCATATTGAAAATAGAGGTGAGGTTTATAAGAGAAATGAAAACATTCCTTTTATGACAATTACCGATAGAACGTTTTTCACATTAAACCATTACGGTGTACAATATTCTGAAAATGAATATTTTGGTATTAAACTTACCGATGGATTGTATGATGAGGATAATGAAAAGTATTTCAAAGTATATGACACTTCAAAATACCTTCGTTCTAAAATTCAATACATACTACATTGGGCTGACCATATGAGTACCATCATTGAAAGACAAAATGCATAAAATTTAGCTACGGCTATATTTATAAACCGATAGGGCTGGCCAGCATATCGGAGTATCATCCAAAAGGAGATACAAACTTAACGCTTAAAAAAAGGTAAAAATGAAAAATCAATTTCAAAAGGGATTCCCTATCCCTCAATATAGGGACGAGTTTTTCACTCCATTAGATACTTTATTTGATAAAGTATTTTCAGAATCATTTCCTGAATTAACAAAGGAAATCGGTATCAATCCATTTCAAAACAATGCTTATCCAAAATGTGACATCATTAACTTTGATGACCGTATTGAGATTGTAGCAGAAGTTCCTGGTCTAACCAAAGAACAAATTACAATCGATGTGGATGGTGATGTTATTACATTGAAAGGAGAAAAATCAACTAAATCAAATGAAAAAGAGGGTGGTACATATCTTCGTAGAGAAGTTAAACGTTCATCATTTTTAAGAAGCTTCACAGCAGATTCTAAAATTTTTGATTTAGATGGTATTAAAGCATCATTTGAAGATGGTGTATTGGAGTTACAAATACCAAAAAGAGAACCTGAAAAACCAAAGAAAAGAACAATTTCAATAGGTTAATCATATCAAAATACAAAAGAGGGTGGGTATCAAAATCCACCCTTTTTATTTTTACTTATATTTATATAGAAACAAATAATAGTTTTATGAAAGCTGAATACAAAATGAGAGCTCAGGAGCATTTAGAAGCAATTGCAAAAAGAGCTAAAGTTATTTCCGAAATGTTAAATGGAGAAAGACCAGTTAATCAAGAGGAAGCAAAAAAAGCATCAAAGGAAATTGAAAGATTGGTTGAATTAACAACGAACATCGTAGACTTATCGTAAGCAAATGAATTGGTTAAAAGTATTAGTTGGACTTTCAGCAATCCTTGTTGCCGGATGTGCGGCTTATTTCTCCGTAACTGGATTGGGAGTACTATTCGCTGGAGCATCAGTTTCGGTGATGGTAATGGCCGGTTCATTGGAGTTAGCTAAATTAGTTGCAGCAACATACCTAAAGCAAGAATGGGATACGTTAAAAGGATTTAACAAATGGTATTTAACTATATCAGTTGCTACTTTAATGCTTATCACATCAGCTGGTATCTTTGGATATCTATCAAACGCATTCCAACAACAAAATTTAGGATTACAAAAAATTGAAAGAGATATTGCAGTATATCAAACTCAAATCACTAAAAATGATGGAGAGATATCCCGTTATACAACTCAATTAAACAATCAACAAAACATTCGTAATTCTCAAGAGGCTAACTTATCTAAACAAATTGATAAGGATAAATCTACTTCAAGAGTTTCACAAATGATTAGAACTGCCGATAAAGAAATCGCATCAGTTTCAAAACGTATTGATGAACTTACAAAACAAAACAATGTTGCATTAGATTCAATTAACGCAATCAAAAATAACAACATTGAATTAGAAAGAGAAGTTGGCGGATTCCGTTTCGTAGCGGAAGCATTTAATGTTCCACTTAATACAGTTGTTAAATTCTTTATATTCATTATAGTAATTGTGTTTGACCCGTTAGCGGTAGCATTGATTATTGCATTCAATGGATTAATAATGAAACGTAAAGAGGAAGATGGTATTGATGTAATTATAGATGATGGTGGTATATCGGAATATATTTCAGAAAAGAAAAAAGAATACGAAGTATATGGTGATAAAGAAAAACAAAAAGAAGCCATAGTTGAAATAATGGAAGGAGATGAGGAATTGGGCTTATATGATGAACCAACAGAATTATCAAAAGATGTAAAAAATACAAGTTTTGATAATAGTGAACTTCCATCGACAGATGAAGAAGAAGTAAAAAAAAACGAAACTAATTCCACTCCAACGATTGTGGAAGAAGATACAATAACAGATGAAGAACTACTAAAACTTCAACCCGATTATTCTAAAAGACCTATTGATATAGATGGAGATGGTACTATCGATGGGTATGATACAAACGGTGATGGTATGCCTGATAAATGGACGTACACCGGAGTTATAATGCAAAAAAATGGAAAACTACCATACTATGCTAGACCAGAATTCAATTGGTCAGACCGTAGGAATTGGATAAATGACCAAAATGCGGTAAATTATTGGATAAAAAACATCAAACCATCCCAATATCCAGAAGATTTTACAACTAAATCGTATTAATATTTGGTAAACTAAAAATTTTTTCGTATATTTGTGTATCAACAAATTATACCAAAAATGAATTTAGGATACGCGTGTATTAATATGACAATGGGTAAGAAAGTTACTACCAATCGAGCTATGGTTAAACGTACCTTTCAAACCAAAGGATTGGATTATGTATCTGACCTTGCATTAGCCAATGCAAAGGATATTATCAAAATACTAGAATGGAATAGATTAAATGGTATATCTTTATTTAGATTATCATCCACAATCGTGCCTTGGGGTGACCATTTAGATTTGACACAATTAAAAGATTATAAAGAAATTAAAAGTGAGTTAAAGAAAGCCGGTGATTTCGCTAAGTTTTGGAACATGCGCATAAATTCACATCCCGGTCCATTTGTTGTACTAACATCACCGAAAGAAGAAGTAGTTAAAAATGCTATCGCTGATTTAGAATTACATGGTAAGATATTTGATATGATGGGATTATCTAAATCACATTTCAATAATATCAATATTCATTGTAACGGAGTTTATGGAGATAAGAAATCTGCTATGGATAGATTTTGTAAGAACTTCAAACGATTATCTAAATCAGTACAAAGTAGATTGACAGTTGAGAACGATGATAAGGCATCGATGTATTCGGTATTAGACCTTATGTACATTCACCAAGAGATAGGTATTCCAATTGTATTTGATTATCACCATCACAACTTTTGCACAGGTGGTTTAACCGAAGAAGAAGCACTTAAATTAGCAGCTACAACTTGGCCTGCTGGTATAAAGCAAGAAGTACATTACTCCGAAGCGAGAGAAGGTAACAAACCACAAGCACATGCCGATTATATAAAACAATTACCTGAAACATATGGTTTAGATATAGATGTTATGGTTGAGGCAAAAGCAAAAGAATTAGCAATATTACCTTTTATTAACGAACAAACTATATGTGAGTATAGTGGATTAAAAGCAGTAGCGGCGTATTAATGATGAATTATATAGCAATATTAACCTTTCAAATAATGTTCAATATCTTTAAGGTATTGGAAATTAAATTTACCTATGAGAATCAAATCAATAGGTTACTTATTAATTCAGTATGGATTAATTTAGTATCACTTGCTTCGGTTTATTTTTCATTGGATAGTTTATTGAAAGGAGATATGTGGGTACTACCATTTTATATTGGTGGTAGTGTATTGGGAAAGTGGATAGCGATGACACAAATGGAAAATTTAGAATCAAAATTATTTTCATTCTTTAAATCAAAAGAAAATGGCAAAAGGAATACTAGAGTTCGACCTTAATGATGCAGATGATAATATGGCACATAAGAGAGCCGTTAAATCATTGGATATGGCATTAGCATTGTGGGATATAACACATAACACAAAGAAGGCTTTAGAATGGACAATGGAAGGTAAAGAAATTGATAAGTATGATGCGTTAGATATGGTATATGAAAAGATATATGAAATATTGGAAGAACACAATATCAAATTAGATGATTTAATACATTAATAAATGAATACATTAGATAAAAAATACCAACAACTACTTTCCGATATTATAGAATTTGGAGTAGAAAAAAAAGATAGAACCGGAACAGGTACAATATCTGAATTCGGACATCAAATCAGACATAAAATGAGCGAAGGATTTCCATTACTTACAACAAAGAAGATGGCATGGAAACAAATCGTTAGTGAACTACTTTGGTTTCTAACAGGCCAAACTAATATTGCTTTTTTACATAAACATAACAATCATATTTGGGATGGTGATTATGAAAAGAGTGGAAGAACTGATGGTGATTTAGGACCTATTTATGGAAAGCAATGGAGAAAGTGGGATGGTAAAAATGGAAGGATTGACCAGATTGATGATTTAGTAAGAGAACTAAAAACAAATCCTGATAGTAGAAGATTAATGGTTTCGGCTTGGAACGTAGGTGAGTTAGACCAAATGGTTCTACCACCTTGTCATTATGGATTCCAAGTTTGGACAAGAGAGTTGACATATTCAGAACGATATAAGATATGGTTCAATAATAATTACGAAACGGGTATGGAATATTATGAAGATAACGTTCCTGATTTTGATAACACATATTATGAACCAACCCCAACAAGAGCAATTTCTCTAATGTGGAATCAACGAAGTGTTGATACATTTTTAGGATTACCATTTAATATCGCTTCTTATGGATTACTTTTACACATTATAGGAAATGAGGTTAATATGGTGCCTGATGAATTGATTGGTAATTTGGGTGATACTCATTTATACTCCAATCACATCCAACAAGCAAAAGAACAAATCAGTAGAAGTTCATTCGATTTACCAAAATTAAAAACGAATATAAAGATTGATGGTATTTGTTGTGCAACACCTGATGATTTTATATTAGAGGGTTATCAATACCATCCAACAATTAAAGCACCTTTATCAAACTAAAATATTATGGCAACAATAGACGTAAAAATTCAACACCCAAAACGGGTAGAAAAGCAATGGGGTTATGAACTTTGGATTCATAATGATTCTCAATATTGTGGAAAACTTTTAGTATTCACAAACTCTGGAAATAAATTTTCAATGCATTATCATATGTTGAAAAATGAAACTTGGTATGTTCAAGAAGGAGCATTTCAATTTGATTGGATTGATGGAGAAAAAGCAGAAAGATGTTATACTCAATTACAAAAAGGAGACGTGGTTTATATTGAAAAAGGATTACCACATCAATTAACGGCATTAACTGATAATTCAGTTGTATTTGAAGTTAGTACCGAACATTTTGACGAAGATTCATATAGAGTTTACAGAAATGGACCACAAGATTTAGAATAATGACAAAAATAACAAAACATCTACGAAGTGTAGACGAAATAAAAAAAGAATTAGAAGAACATCCAGAAAATATAAAATACTATATGGGCTATATGGGGTATGAATCTCTACATGAAGGCTCAATTGATTTTATTAACGAAAAAATACAAGAACATAAAAATAAACAAAATGAAAGTACAAAAAATTGAAAGTAGTACGATAACGGCAGACGATGTATTCTCCTATAAACAAGCCACCTCTAAATTAGAAGGTATTGTATTTAATGCAGCGGATGTTAATATAGATAAGAGAATTATAACAGTTAGAATAGGTAATAAAGAAGATGAACTCGTATTAGTAAATCCTAAACCTATATCAAAAACAGATGCACCAGTAGTGTACTTTGAAAAAGATACATTAAAAAATAAAGTTCGTAAAACAATACGTTATCCTTGGTTTGTTGTGGAAACTGATAATTTGGGTAAAGTTGAATTTAAAGCAGATAAAACCGAATGGAAAGATGCGGATGAATTTTTTGGTGATGCCGGATTATTGGAAGCCGTTTTGGTACAAAGAGCAATTGATGCAATCGATGGCATTGACATCACCCACCCAACAAGACAATATTCAGAAACTATTACAAAGGATAAAAAACCTGGTAGAAATGAAAGAGTAATGTTGCAAGGACCAAATGGAGAAATGGAATTTGTAAAAAGCAAAAAGGTTGATTCTTACCTACAAAAAGGATGGAACTTAATTTAAACATATACAATGGCAAAATTAATATTTATCATCGATGAAGAAGAAAATAGAGAAGCTTCCAAAATAGAATTCGAAGTACCAAATGATATGGACGTTTGGGAATATAAAAGAATGTGTATGAGAATGGCAGGAGCTATGGGATACACTTCGCTTTCAGTTAGAAAAGCCTTTGGAATAGAATACAAAAAAGATTTAGATAACGAATTAAACGAACTATATAATACGGTATTTAGTGGTTCATTGGTACATGGATAATATGAACGAAATAATAAAAGCACAAAATGAAAGAATACTAACCTTACAATTGTTAGTAGAATCTTTGGTGGATGAATTGATTGAAACTAAAAAAGTAAAAGAAGAAAAACTTGATGATAGATTTCGTGCTAAAATGGAGTGGGCTCAGGAACAATTAGATAAAGCAAGAAACGAAATGGAAATAGAGTATATTAACACTTCTTTATTTGGTGGTAAAATGGGTGAAGCTTAAATTTGGTAGTTTCAATAAAAAATTGTATATTTGTATATTAATTAAAATTTTATGGATTATTTAATTGGATTCTTATTAATAATATTATTACCAGCTTCAATAATATTTAATGTTCTTCTTTTAATTAGAGGAATTAATTTCATTAAACAAAATGAACAACTAACCGATGCTATTAGAGAATATGATAGTAGACAATTTCAAACACAACAAAGTTTAGAAGAAATGCTTCAAAAAATGAAAGAGATTGATATTAGAGGTTCATTTGAATCGGATGATGAAGTGGGAGCTGTGTTTACCGAATTAAAGGAAACAATAGAAACGTACAAAAATGAAATCTAAACATGCCTAGAAAAAAGAAAAGTAAACAGTATTTTACATTAGATACCGAAGAAGCGATTATAGAATATAATAAAACTAAAGACCAAAAAATTAGAAATAAATTATACGAGGAAAGAATTAAATACCCGTTTGAAAAATTAGCGGAAAATATTCTTAATACTTTTAAATTTTCATACTTTGATGTCAGTAAAGATGACGTTCAAATGGAAGTGGTATCTACTCTTATTGAAAAAATACATATGTTTCAAGAAGGAAAGGGTAAGGCTTTTTCTTATTTTTCCATTGTGGCAAAAAACCATCTAATCTTAAAAAATAATGGGAACTACAAACGTTTCAAAAAAACATCACTTCTTTCTGAAATGCCTGAAAGCTGGAATCCAGAAGATGATTTTAGAGAAGTGGAACAAGGTAATGAGTTTGTAGAGTTTAAAGAATTGATGCTTAAATATTGGGACCAAAATCTTACTAAAGTATTTACAAAGAAAAGAGATATACAAATAGCAGATGCTGTATTAGAATTATTCCGTAGAAGTAGATTTATAGAAAACTTTAATAAGAAACACTTATATCTTCTAATTAGAGAAATGACAGATTGTAAGACCCATTATATTACAAAAGTGGTAAATGAAATGAAAAAACATCAAGTAAAAATGTTAAACGATTATTTAGACCACGGTATGATTACATCTCCAAGTAACGATTTTTGGGAAGAGGAATATTTATAATCTATAAAGGATTATAATATGACAGATTTAGCATCAATGTTACTACACAGCCGCACACAGGCTCATGTATTTCATTTAAGAGTATCTCCGAAAGGATTAGCACCACATTTAGCATTAGAAGCATACTATGATGGTGTTGTAGGTTTGATAGATGGTTTAGTAGAGGGTTATCAAGGAATGAGTGGCTTAATTGAATTCAAACCAGTAAAGGGTATCGATAACGATGCATCGGTTGAAAATATCGTAACTTATTTTGAAGATTTACTAAAATTTGTACAAACTGAAAGAAAATCAGAAGAATTATCTGCCAGTTGGATTCAAAATGAAGTTGATAATGTTGAAAAATTATTATATTCTACCCTTTATAAATTAAGAAATTTATAATTTAATATTAAAATTAATACTATTTTAAGAGTATCCAATATTTATGTTTGGATACTCTTTTTTATTTGTATCCAATTAGTTTTTGCAATAGTTTTATAAAGTAAAGTTTCCTGAAGTGTTCCGTAACTTGTTATGATAATATAATAAGCAGGAAAAATCATGCAATACATTAAATCAGCAGTTTTGAACTTTAAAGAGTTGTTGTTCAAAATGTTTTTATTAGGTGTTGGTCTATTCATAGGACTTGCACTTATCTTTCAATTGTTCTTTGTGTTCTTACAAATTAGCGGTAGAGAACAATGGGCTACACAAATCGCTAATGACATTACCCATAGAATCGATGGTACATTCAAAAATAACCCAGAAAACATTTGGTATCAAGAAGAAGACCATATTTGGGTTGAGACCGTAGAGAATCAAGTTAAAATTGGAAAATTAGCCGGTAATAGAAATCTGGCTTTTGGTGTTAAAAATATATTAGAGGAATATCTGCAAGAAGCTGGATATGACTTATCAAAGGATGCGGTATATAAACTAAAAGTAAATATAGTTTATTTAGATGTATTATCTACGAAAACAAACATTTCAGTCTTCCATAAAGGAGAAGATGAAACTGTGGTAAGATTACAGGGAATACTTTACAAAGAAGGAAAAAAGGTAAAAGAAGTTGTTGTTGAAGAAGGTTCATCTGAAATATCAATGTCCACACTCATTGTGGATGAAGGTGGAAAATTCAATCAAACATCTTTAAGTAACGCTCTAAAAAAAGCATCGGATAGTCTAATTAAAAAACTATTCGGTAAAAACGCAAAGTAAAATGAAAAGAATTATACTATTAGCAACGTTTGTATTGGTTAGCTTTATTTCTCAAGCGCAAATAATTGTAAACCAATCAATATCTTCTGGACCATATAAAGTTGGTGATACTATAACCGTAACTTATACGGTTGATAAAGGAAACACTAAACCAAGATATTTTTGGTTAAGATATTCTTTTAATAACAAAGCCTTAACCTATGTTTCTACAAGTTGGAATCAGGGTAGTCAATCGCAAACATATTATACCGGTTGGAATAACTATTCATTTACTCCATCAGCGGCATCACCGGATACTGCGCTTTATGCACAATACACTGCTACACCTTGGGGATATAATACAAACAATGATTGGAATGTAGGACAATTGGCAGTTCAAAGAGCCGACCAGTCCGTTAATGGTGTAATGGCAACTCAAAAATATATTATTAAAGACCAGAACACTTACAATGCAATTTTTAAATTAAATCACGCATATGCAATTGATAGTGCAAGTGGTGCTAATATTCCTTATATTAGAACTACTGCTGGTCAAACTACAATAACTGGTGTAACTGGTAATACATCTTTCTTTAAGGTAAGAGTTCTATTTCCACAAGGCTATAACATTGGTGACCATAATGTTCAATTAATGAAATTAAAAACCGATGGTAGTGGAGATATAGATTGGACACAACAGCCACTTCAAAGTAAAGTACTTGATGCAGCAGGTGAAGCTATATTCACATCTGGTGTTAAAGTTGGTGATAGTTTGGGTGTTTTTGTTGGCGTTGCAACACAAAAAACATGGATGAATAACGTTATCACTATATCGGATGCTTATAAAGCATTTTTAGGACATTCACAAACCGATATTACTGGTAATGCAACGTTTTTTACAAGACCTAATTTAGAAAAGAAAATTGGTAATGTATCTAAAGATGATGATATATTTACCGAAAAAGATTCTTACTATCTATTTGCGCATGTGATGGGACAAAACGTATCATCGCTTGCATTCATACCATCAAATACGGCAACAACTTTTAGATGGAATAGTGGTTTATTAAATCAGAGTTGGTTAGATGGAACTGCAAAATATAGAGTATATGTAACTCAACCTGCACAAACTGTAGACGCGGTATTTGCATGGGGTGGTGATTTAGATTGGTCACACTCATCACATCCTGATACAATTGCAACAAGAATAACACAGGGGATATTCACAAATTCGGCAAATATGGATAAATCAAGTTTGACAAGTGAAAATATAAAATCAATGGCAATGACCTCATATCAAACAAACACTTATTCAAATAAAACAGCTGAAAGTGCAACTTTAAGTATTACTTCTACATTAGAGAGTGGTAAAGTTGTTCTTACCAGTGGATTGACAAAAGAAGGTTTAGCTGGTTTGCAGATTATTATGAATTATGATTCAACAAAACTAACTTTGGATAATGTAATATTTGATGCTGGTAGTACAATAACAAACTTCTCTACACATGATAATGGTAGATTGACTTTTGGTTCTATCGACCAATTAAAGACAGCTAAAATTAAGACAGGTACTCCATATAAATTAATTTTCACACCTAAAGTTCCATTAAGCAACACCGCTGGTTTATTCTTCTTTGTATTAGCCGATGCAGTTGATGCGAATGGTAAGAAGGTAGAACTAGTAATTGAATAATGAGAATATTATTAACAATTTTATTATCTTTTGTAACGATTTTTGGGTTTGGGCAAGCAGTAAATGCACCAGACCCTAAATCATTTACGGTAAATACATCGGCACAGGATGCAAGTGGATTCTCTTTAAGTGGGTTTAGTTCAACTGCAACTTTATTGGCATCAATTAGTTTAGTTAATCCACCTTCAGGTACTACATTCTATCTCAACACAACAACAGGTTTAACGGCAGCAAGTGGATTTACTTTAAGTGGTAATAAAACTCGTTTAGTTGTAACGGGAACAATGGCTAGTATTAATACGGCATTAACATCTCTAAAAATAAATACAGGTTCGGTAACGGGTGATATTAATATTTCAGTAGCTGCAACTGTAAATCCTGTTGGATATTTTTACAATGGAGTTAATGGACACTTTTATAGACCTATATCAACAGGAGCAACTTATATAAATGCAAGAACACTATCATCTCAACAAACATTCAAAGGACAGACGGGATATTTGGTAACAATAACATCTGCTTCGGAAGATGCTTTTATATTCGCCAATGTTCCGCAATCTAGTATTTGGTTTGCTCTTACCGATGAAGTTGTTGAAGGACAATGGAGAATTGATGCAGGGCCTGAAGCTGGAACTCTAATCAAAACATCAAACGGACAAACTGCCGGAAACATAGTTGGACAATATAATAACTGGGCAGGTGGTGAACCAAACAATAGTGGTAATGAAGATTATGCAGTAACTAAATGGGGTGGTGGAAACCAATGGAACGATTTACCTAATAATTTTAGTTGTGCTTATGTAGTTGAATTTGGAACTTGGACTAATCCTGATGATGCAACATTTACTGAATTTTATTCTAATAGTGTTGTTCACTCAAATGGAGAAACTTTAAAAGCGGTATTTAATTTTAATTTTGGTTCTAATATAACTGAAAGTAATTTTTCATCAAAACTATTCAAAAGAAACGATGCCACATCAGTTTGGACATCTGGTGGTGATTACAAAGCACTAAATGGTTTGGGTAAAGTTTATCTTTCAAATCAATTAGATACCGCAAAACTATATTCATCTGCAATCCAAGCCGCAACCCAAAACGATATGACTGCATATAGTGAAACTGATATTGGTAAGATATATAAAATGACAATCACAGGAGCAGGTGGTGGTGGTTGGGGAACTGATATATACACCAATGACTCTTACATTCCTGCTATGGCAGTGCATGCTGGAGTTATAACAATTGGGCAAACAAAAGAAGTTTACATTAAAGTAGTTGAAGGAAAAAATAATTATCCTGGTTCAACTCGTAATGGTATCACAACTTCCGAATGGGGAGCATGGGGATTGAGTTATCAATTTGTAAACGAACCATCTTCATATAAAGCAACAATTTCAGCCGGTCAAGCGGAATTTTCTTATGTTAATATATCAAATGGAACTACAACTCTTTACATTGATTTGACAAGATTTGGAAATACCCAACCTTCAACAATTTCTAAAGTAAAAATATTAGATGTGTATGATGGACCTGTAACTTATCAACAAACATCTACATATTGGGCACACTATATTGTTCCATCATCATTGCCAAAAGTAACTGATGGAACTTCGGCATTTGCTGCTAATATACGAAATGCTAATTACAATAATTGGGCCTTTACTTCTAATATAAATTTTGCACAAAATGGTGCATACAAACAACACAAATTAGAATTTCAACAATATGATTCTGTTCAATTAAAAACCCTTTATAATAGTATTGTAACGGTATCCGATGTTTATTTGGCATTCAAAGAAGTATCTAATGGTGGGATATTCGGTAATCAAAGTGGAAACGAATTTACATATGGTATTCAATTCAAAAATGCAGATGTAGATGATAATGGTATTTTTAATGAAGCAGATTGTTTTAGATTATTACAAAACCTAACTGGTGCAAAAGATTTGATTAGTAGTTACACTTTGGATAATACAATGAAGATTATATCCGATTCTACATACTCAACGATTGGTAAATCTAATTGGGCACAATTTCCAAATTATTTAGGAAAAGAATATGGATTTAGTTTATTAGATGGTGTAACGAATTATACATACAATTTGGCAGTAACTTGGAAAGGAGATGTAAACTTATCTCACTCAGCAACACCACCTTCAAACGGAATCACCACAATGTCAGCAAACTTTGGTTTGAAATCGGTAACACTTCAACCAACCGCATACATCATTTCGGAAATAAAAGGTGATAGCCTAATTGCATACATTAAGTTCAATCCAAATTTAAATCAAATAGTAGGAACTCAATTTCAGATAAACTATGATAACACCATTCTAAAGTACACAGGAACCAATTTTAGAACCACAGGTTCCCCTATAAACTTTGGGACAGATAAAGGTTCATTTATTAATTTGGGTTCTATAAACACCTCTGGTGAACTTCTGGATGGGTCTACCGAATACCGATTGGGTTTCAAATTAAATAAACAAATCCCTAACTCATTAGGGTTACTATCCATAGCTACTAATGAAGCTGTGAATGTGAATGGAACTAGTGTAAAAATAAAGATACAATAATGAAATGGATTAAAATTATAATATTATGTTGTGTGATTTTTATAATCGGATGCCGCAAGGTATATGTAGAACCAACTCCGCCACCAACTCCAACCGATATATTTTCTGTGAAAGAAGTAAGTATTGTAAATGAAGGTGAAATTAACTTCAACCTAAAATCAGAGGGAGTGTTTACACTTACTCTTTTTGATTCAATAGGTCAAAATGTTGTAGCGAGAGAAAGAATAATTGGTAAAAATGGAATAAATTCCTTAAAGTTATATACAAAATCGTTACCTGTTAGATATTTATATTTATCTTTGGAAGATGAGAATAGTGTCCAAATAGGTAAGACGTTACTGATAATAAACTAAAAAGGTATTAAAATGAAAAAAGTATTATTAGTATTATTTGGAGCTATCATCTTGGTTGGATGTAGAAAATCTCCAATTGATATAATTCAACCTGTAAATCCAAATGCAGAATTAAATATGTCAGCATCCGCTGGTATTAAGTTACAATCACAATTTGTCACTTCAGAAGTGGCGATGAACGTTAAGTTAGAAACTGCAGGAAATGTGACAGTTAAAATTTTAGATATTGCAAATAGAGTGGTATCAAAAGAAACAATGTACGCAAATTCTGGAGATAATATATTAAAGGTATATACTACCGCATTACCCGCATCGGCATATAGAGTAGCTGTATATGATGCAAGTGGTAAAATGATTGGTATTACCGATTTTAATAAGTTATAAATTTAAACAAGAAAAAGTAACATAAAATGGCAGACGAACAAGAACAACAAGGTGGTGGTTCATCGATTAAGAATGTAATCATCGGATTTATCTCAACTATAACTTTAGGTGTAGGTGGATGGGTAACAACAAAATTAACAGGTGGTGATGAAGAAAAACCAGCAGTTCAACAAGCTGCACCGGTAATCAACATCCAAAACACACAACAACAATCAGCAGGTAAAACTGTAATTGTTAATGGTGGCGGTGGAAATAGCGGTGGAACGGCTAAACCAGCAGCTCCAGCGGCAGCACCAAAGAAGAAAGAAGGTGATGAATTCAAAGAGAAGCCAGCTGAATGGTAATCTATGGGATATAAAATAGGTGTTACATTATTTTTTATAGCTTTCTTAATGTGGGCTATGAATCATGCAAATAACGAAAGAATACGAAAAGAAAATGAGTAACAATCAACAACCGCCAAGCGGATTTAAAGAATTATTAAATAAAATGATGAGCCGTAGATGGTATATTACCGCTATGGTATTGGGTGGCTTTATGTTTATAATGGCAGGGATGTTCTTTGCGATTTTTAATAAATCTGCAATAGAAGGAGAATGGAAAGAACTTCTTTTATTGTTGTTAGGAGCTTTCATTGGTTCTTATGGTAAAATCATTGACTATTGGTTTAGTGATACCGATAAGGATAAAATGCTAGTTCAAAAAATGGATGAAGAAGATGGTACATCATTAAGCAACACTGCTGATATGCCTGTAACTCCACCAAACAATACTCCATTAATTCCTGATGCATTTGTTCAAGCGGCAAATAACGCACATGAAATTAATTTGATTGAAGCTAACAAACCAAAAGAAGAAAAAGTAGAACCACAAATTAATGATGTTGTAACAACTCCAAAAGCAGGTAGAACCGGTGTTGAAGTGGATGAAGATGGTGATGGTGTAATGGATGGTATTGATTTTGATGGTGATGGTAAGATTGATGCATATTTCGCACACAGACAATGTGAACATATTTGGGGTGATGTAGATGGTGATGGTGATGAAGAATGCTTGAAGTGTGGAAAAATAAAAGATGAAGATGCTGAAATGGCAGGATAAATTAGTTATGTATTTGTTACATTAATTAATTAAAATGTAAAATTATGGGATTCATTAAAGAACTTTTTAAAGACAACAACGATATCAACGAAAAATCAGTAGTTGGTTTCTTGTCATTCGCAATGATGGTAATTGCTTTATTCGTAGACCTTATCACAGGTTGGATGGGTAAAGAACTATTAATCAATGAATATATCTTCAATGGTTTCTTGGTTATCACATTAGGTTCATTCGGTATCGCTTCGGTTGATAAGTACATCAATAGAAAAGCTGAGCACGATAAGAACAAATTGGATGCTGGAGCTGACGAAGAATTAGGATAGTAAATATGTCCTTTAACTGTAGGAAGGGCGGATATATTTAAAAGGGAGAACATAGTTTCTCCCTTTTTTATATTTATACTAAATAAAATGTTATGGCTTTACCTTGTCCGGCTTGTAAAAAACCAATCGGTTTAACTTTAGAATTTATCATAAAACATCCGGTTTCTGCTTGTCCACATTGTCAAGTTATTATGGATTTTACTGTAAATGAGGAGATTAAAAAGAGTTTTAATGAAGCTATTTCAGAAATAGATAAGATAAAAAAACAATATAAAGGAATGGTTAAGTTTTCATAACCATATGGTGTTTTGATAATTTCTGATATTTATGAAGAACAAGTTATACTAATTTAATTCAAAAAATAAAATTTTATGGCAGGAATCGCAGACCAATTCGCAGGACTTCCAATAGAGGAACTAATTGTTTCCCCTATCGTTGGAATGGCTAAAGGACAGGCAAAATTAAACGAAGTAACTTGGAAATACATTTCTGAAGTAGCTTTCGTAAAAGATGAAAAGACAGGTAAAACATCTGCTCGTTCATTAGATGTAGAAATGAATCGTGTTGTTACAAACGGTCAAACTGGAGAACAAGAAATACAAAAATTGTATAACAAAGTTCCGATGTTACCATTAGTACCATTACCTTCATTAGCAATTACTTCAGCAGATATTGAATTCTCTATGGAAGTAAAAACATCAGAAGCATCAAAAGATACGGTAGCTACTGAAAACAGCTATGAAGCATCTGCAAGCGGAAGATGGTGGGGTATGAGCTTTAGCGCTAAAGTAGCAGGTAAAGTTGCAACCAACAAAGAAAACACTAGAAGTACTGACAACTCAGCAAAATACAATGTAAAAGTACACGCTGAACAATTACCAGCAACTGAAGGTATGTTGAAATTATCAGATTACCTAACTCAAATGTTAGAACCATCTTTAATTCCACTTACTGAAGAAAGAAAGTAATAATTAAATAATAAAGGTTATATTATGGCAAGATTAAATGTAGAGGAACTAGTTGGCGGTCTTTTAGAGGCCGCCATGGTTTCTCAAGGTATAAGTGAAAGACAGCATATTAATGCTCTCCGAAACTATTTCAATGAAGATGGTACACCCAAAACTCACACTTTTAATATAGGTGGTAAGGATTTGGTTGTACCTCTTTATATTTTAGCAGACCACTCATCTATTGGATTGGATGAACTAGATATTGAGTTCTCTTGTAGACTTATATTTGGTGATGAAGATAAAGAAGTATCCAGTCTTAAAAAATCTCTATTAGGGTTATTTAAGAAAAAAGGATATGAACACAATATCAAAGGTATTGAGGTTGATTCTGGATTTAATCCACATGAAACAGGTATGGCTAAAATAAAGGTTAAGTTTAAGGCGGATGATAAACCTGAAGCCGTAAGTAGATTAATTGATGAATATATCAAAAATCTAGAAGACCCAAATGTAAAGTAAATTAAAGGGAGAACATCGTTTCTCCCTTTTTTATATTTATGAATATGAAAAAACTAATAATCATAGTATTCTTATTTTGTATAGGTTTTGTTTCAAACGCACAAATTGTAAAACCTGATACATTACAATTATCTGCAAAAGAATTATTTGGAGAGAGCGATGACTGGAATGATGTGGGTATATTACAATCTTATATTGATTTTTCAAAAGATGTTCTTTCATCATCAAACTTATCAGTTGGTATAATAGGAAAGCAGGTATCAACTACTTTAAATTTAGGGTATAGCAAATCATCAATGAATGGTAAATGGGGACACTCATTTGCCGCATCAATAAATCCTATATGGAATTATTATGGAGTAGGTTATGGTTTTAGTAGAAATACCGATAAGAGAACAACAACGATACAAACATTTTATTCAACGGATTTTGATTTCCAAAAAGATATTAACATTTCATTTATAGATGTATTCAGAACTAAAAAGTTTGGAACATTTGGATATAGTTTAACGGCATCAAAAACATATTGGGATTCATATCAAGGTGAGTGGGAAGGAAAATATACGATTGATATCAATGGTGATTTTTTAGATTTGATTTATCCACAAATGCCAGCATCATCACAAACTACTTACAAAGGAATGTTAATGTACACATATACACTTAAAACAAAAAGAGTTAATATATCACCACAAATATTTGCTATGAGTGATATCTACAAAGTATTCAAAGATGGTACTGAATCAGATTTAGCATATTTGAATGATTTCAATTTGGACTTATATTATGGTACATCTATGGATTGGAAAATAACTAAAAGGTTTATATTAAACACCAATATCAGATATAACACAACTTGGGATAAATTATCAGAATCGGTAGGTTATAAGAAATCTAATCCAATTATGTTTATGATTGGTACGAACTTTCAATTTTAAGATATTTATATAAAAAATAGATATGTATGAAAAAATTATTAGTATTATTAGGTATATTGTTGATTACGAGTGGTGTAAGTGTAGTAACTGCGCAAACAATAGGAAGTACAAAGACGGAAGAATTTAAGGCGGATTTTGAAAAGAAAAGAGATATATCTGCTTATATGGATTATGAAGGACCTAAAAAGTACATACAAATTCTAAAGTGTGGTATTGGTGAAGAAGTGTACGAAATGTATCCTGAACTAAAAGAAAAGAGAGTTGGATTGGGTGTTGCAAACATCGTATTAGAATATTTGGATAATCTTAATAGATTCGAATTCACCGAAGATAAAACTGAAATCAAAAACAGAATGGTGCAACAATTCAAAGCATCAAACGCTGGAATTTCTGAAAACAAAATTAATGGTAGAGGAAATATTAAATTAGCACACTACTTTGTAGAAATTGAGGTGTATGATTATTCAGTATCGGAAGATGAAACTATCAACCTAAAGGATGGTATTAAAGATAATATGGTAACTCGTTTAGGTTTACAGGTTAGATTCACAAATGCAGAAACTGGAGCAATTATAGCAGCATCTGGTTTGGGTGAAGCAAAAACAACTAGACAATTAACATTAGTTTCGGATGCTTCAATAGACCCAATTAAGTTTAACCAATCAACAATTAGTATTTCAACTAAGAAAGCATTGGATGTAGCATGTGCAAACATTTTAGATAAATTAATTAAAAAGGGCGTATTCGCTAAGTAATAATATGGGAAGTGCAGCAAAAAAACCAAAACCAATGAGAAGTAGAAGAAGTGGTTTGAAGAAAAAGAAATTAATAGATGCAAATTTAGCAATATTAAATAAATTAAAATAGTGATTGAATTAAAATCAATATTAAACGAAGACCTCCGCAAATGGTTTGGTAAAGGTGGTGAAGGCTCTACTACTGGTGGTGGCTGGGATAGATATAATACTAAAGGAGAGAAAGCTGGTAAATGTGGAGATAGTGAGAAAGGAGATTCATATGCAGCTTGTTTATCAAAAGAAAAAGCAGCTAAGTTAGGTAAAGATGGTATTGCTACATTTGTAAAAAGAAAAAGAGCTGCACAATCCAAAGCAGGAGATGCTAAGAAAGGTGGTGAAAAATCAAAAGGTCAAAAACCAACATTTGTAAAGACAGGAGCTAGTGAAGGATTGGAAGAAAAGTGGAGTACAAAATATAAGAACTCAATCAATTGTTCTAACCCAAAAGGATTCTCACAAAAAGCACATTGTGCTGGTAAAAAGAAAAACGAAATCATGACAATAGAAGAAAAACTGGAATTATTCTTGGAAAAGAATTGTCCAACTGACCCAGGTAAATGGTCAGCATCTAAATCTGCCGCTAAAAAGAAATTCGATGTATATCCATCTGCGTATGCAAACGGATGGGCTGCAAAGAACTACAAATCAAAAGGTGGTGGTTGGAAAAAATGTAAATAATATGATAAAATTAAGTAGTTTATTAAAAGAAGTAAAAAAATCAAAAAAAGTTTCTTTTGAAGAATTTTTAAAAGATACCGTTTTATCTTATCCATCTAAGGGCTGGGATAAAAATGGAGATACATTGGTAGACATAACTTTAAAATCAAAACCAATGGCTAAATTTGATTATAAGTATTCCGTAAAATCGGTCAAGTTAGATGATTATATTAAAGATAGAAAATTAAAATTACCTATACAAATTAAGCAAACTATATACGATAAATTTTATAATAAATTAAAATAATGATAAGATTAAGTAGTTTATTAAAAGAAAAAGTTTCTAATGGTAAAGTAATTTGCGATAAGTGTGATTGGACTTGGAAAATATCCGAAGGTAGGAAACATCCATATACTTGTCACAAATGTGGAAACGATAATACTCCAATCAAAGAAGTAGAAGTTGCGCCAGGTCATGAAAACGATAGAGATATGGTTGTAGGTGTTGCTGAAATTATTCGTATGGTAGATGATATGAACAATAGAAAGGAAATAGCAGAGGCTATGTTAAGAAAATTCAAATCAGAAGATGTAATACATAATGCATCTGAATTCTTAACACTTTGTGGAATTTCTTCATAATTTCTTAATATTGAAATACCCTATTTAGAGAAACGATTACATAGTTATTGAGGAACTAACTTAAATGACTTTATGAAATCGTTTCTTTTATTATTGTTACTTCCATTTGTAACGTATTCGCAAGACACCCTATTTTCCAAACAATTATCAACGGTAACAGTCCGTTCGGCAGGCAAGAAATCCACCGAAGCAGCTGTAATAACTACAATTCGTAATTCATCCGTAGTTTCGGACGGAGTATCTATTGATTTTATTAAAAAAACACCTGACAGAAATGTGGGTGATGCACTTAAAAGAGTAAGTGGCGTAACAATACAAAACGATAAGTTTGTATTAGTAAGAGGATTAGCGGATAGATACAATTCGGCTTTATTAAACAAAACCCTATTACCATCAACTGAACCTGACAGAAGAGCATTTTCATTTGATATAATTCCAACATCTTTAATTGATAATATTATAGTTGCTAAATCGGCATCCGCAAATCAACCAGGTGATTGGGCCGGTGGTTTGGTGCAAGTTTCAACAAAAGAAGTATCCGATAACTTTTTTAATATCTCATTGGGAAGTGGTTGGGGCTCGGTTTCAACTTCGAAAGATTTCAAGTTAGTTCAACCTACTGATTTCCCTTCCACCTTCCCATCTACTTACAAATACAGAATTAGCGGAAATGGTGATAAAAGATTATTTACGAAACAATTTGGTAACCCAATGGTAGAAGGATTTACTTCATTGCCAAATTTAAATGGTGGATTATCAGCTGGATATAAAAAAGGTAAATGGAATGCATTATTAAGTTCTACAATTAGAAACTCATTTGTTTTAAACTATATTGATAGAAAAGATTATCAATCATCTACCGAATTAGCATACGATTATAAAGATACTTTATTTACAAAAAGATTTTCTGCAAATGGTTTATTAAATTTAACTTATTTAGGTAAAAATCGATATAGTTGGAAAACATTAGTAAACTATCAGTCCGATGATACATATCTAACCCGTAATGGTGATAATTTTGATAATATTCAGAACGTAAGAAGTACATCGTCAAATCATATTAATAACGTTGTAATTAATTCACAATTCGATGGTAAGATTAAAACATTAGATTTTAATTTAGGATACAATTACATCTTTAGAGAGCAACCCGATTATAGAGTTAATCCAATTACAAAATCATTAGGAGTAAACGAACCATACCAAACCGCATGGAGAGATACATATCGTTTTTGGAGTGTAATGGATGAGAACTCTTTTAATGGTAATATCAATAAAGAATTTGGTAAAGTAAAAGTAGGTGGTGGATACTTAAAAAAGATTAGAGGATTCAATGCTAGAGTATTTAGATATCAGTCAACTGATTTGATGGATGAAATTACAAACAATACGGATAAATACACAGCCGATTTTGATTTGGGTTCTCTTTACACAATGTATGATACTGAATTCGGTAAATGGAAATTAAACACCGGATTAAGAGGTGAGTATAATTTATTTGATGTATCAACCGCAGATTTTAGTGGACAGAAGGTAAATGTAGATAGAGAGTATTTGGATATACTACCATCCCTAAATCTTTCATACAACGAAGAAAAAACAAAGTATAGATTTTCATTAAGTAAAACATTAGCAAGACCAGAGTTTAGAGAAGTAGCTAATTTTGCTTATTATGATTTTGTAAGAAACGCACAAATATTAGGAAACTCAAAGTTAGAAAAATCTGACATATATAATGTAGACCTTAAATACGAATGGTATCCAAAGGCAGGTGAGAATATTTCACTTTCCTTATTTGGTAAGAACTTCATTAAACCAATTGAACAAATTGTAGCAGATGGTTCAGTTCCATCAAACTTATTATTAACTTATACAAATCCCAATTCAGCTATCCTATATGGTGTTGAGTTGGAAGTTCGTAAAAAAATAAATGGTTGGTTTGATTTCTACACAAATCTTTCGGTAATGAATTCCGAAGTAGAAGTGAATGGTATGAAAAGACAATTGCAGGGACAATCAAACTATGTGTTAAATGGTGGAGTGAATATACACAAAAAGAAAAATACTATCAACATAACTTACAATAGAGTTGGAGATAGAATATCAGCAGTAGGATTTCAGGGTTACCCAAACATCTTTGAAAATAGTAGAGATGTATTGGATATAACTCTTTTACACAAATTGAATAAAGGTGAAATAAAATTGGCAATAGGTGATGTACTTGCGCAACCATCAATCTATTATCAAAAGTTACAAAACCGAAATTTGATAAAAACAAACAACGAACAAACAATTTCATTAACATTAAATTTGAATTTATGAGAAAACTATTAGTAGCTATTTTAGCATTTGGATTATTGAGTTGCGAAAAAGAATTAGGTGGTGGTGATGGACCGATTAACATTCCAACATCAACTACACTTACCGGCAACATTAATACAACAACAACTTTAACTGCGGATAAAGTTTGGACATTGAAAGGTTATGTATATGTAACCGATGGAGCAAAACTTATCATTCAACCGGGTACAACAATCGTATCTGATATAGCTGAAAAGGGAGCATTGTGCATCGAAAGAGGAGCACAATTAATTGCGGAAGGAACTGCAACAAAACCAATTGTATTTACATCAGGTAGAGCAAATGGTGAAAAGGCACCTGGTGATTGGGGTGGTATTGTTATATTGGGTAGAGCAAAAACCAATAGAACATCAGAACCAACAATCGAAGGTGGTATAGGTAGACCATTTGGTGGAACAAACGATTTAGATAATAGTGGTGTTCTTCGTTTTGTAAGAATTGAATATGCAGGAATTGCAGCAATGCCAAACTCGGAAATAAACGCACTAACATTAGGTGGTGTTGGTAGTGGAACAATCATTGAGAATGTTCAAACTATCTATGCTAACGATGATGCATTTGAATTCTTTGGTGGAACTGTATCACC